CATGTCCTCGGCGTAGGGCGAGCCCTTCTGCGCCTTCCACTGCCAGATCATGCCGAGCTTCAGCAGCCGCTCGTCGAGCCGGAAGCTGTCGGTGTCGGCCATGAAGCTGCCGCCGTAGCCGCCGCCGCCGGCGAGCGCCACGCAATTCTTGTCGAGGTAAGCGAAACGAGCGTCGGCGCCGAGGCCCATCGCGGGCCAGATGATCATCTGCGGCCCGCCCATGATCGTCCACTCGCCGCGCCCTTCGGTGGTGTTGTTGAGGCGGCGCTGTACCCACTCGTCGCTGTCGGGCACGAACATCATCGGCGTCTGTGTGTTGACCGACGACCAGACGTTCGCGGTCAGCAGCATGCGCTTGTAGTTGGCCGGAAGCGGAAAGACCGTCTGCACGCCGTCGCCGAGAAATGTCGCCAGCACCTTCAGCGCGGTCCAGTCGCGCGTGTCGTAAGCGATGCGCTGGCCCATCTCGTTGGCGAGCGACAACATCTCCTGCATGGTGCGATTGTTGGCGATGCCGCCGAACACCGTCTGCGGCACCTGCACGCCGACGGTGGCGCAGACGTCCTTCACCACCGTCAGCAGTGTCATGTCAGGCCGCCTTGTCGGGTCGCGCTTCCAGTGCCATGCGCACCAGCGCCTTGCGGTTCAGGTTGCCGATCGGCTCTTGGCCGGTCTGCGCCGTGATGTAGTCGCGGATTTGCTCGGTGGTCATTTCCTTGAACTGGCCCTCGCCGCCGGACTTCTTGAGCGCCTCAATATCTTCTTCGAGCACGGCGTTGCGCGCGCGCATCGCCTCCAGCTCTTCGGCCAGCTGCGTGTTCGGCGCGTTGCTCTTGCTCTGCGCGATGTAGTCGGCGGCTTGGTTCTTGAAGTCGCGCCCGTGCGGTCCGAGGTTCTTCAGCTCCTGCCCGTCGATCAGCGCGAGCTGCTCGATGGTGTAGACGTTCTGCCCGCGCAGCTCGGCGCGCTTGCCCTCGGTGAGGAACGGCGCGTGGTCGAGCGGCGTGCCGGTCTTGGTCTGCACCAGCTGCGCCTTGAACTGCGCGTACTGGCGCGAGAAGCGCTCGATGTAGGTGCGCGAGGTCTGCTCGCCGCTGAACGGGTTGACCTCCCAGTGCGAGTGCGCGGCGGCCGGGTAGGGCGTCCAGTTGCGCGAGCCGGGGACGCGGATTTCGCACACCTCGACATCCTCGTAGATCGGCCGGCCCTCGGCCGCGCTGCGCGCCTCGTTCTTCAGCGCCATGTTGCGGAAAGTCGCCACCAGCGCGTCGTCGGGGTGGCGGAGTTGGCTCGTCTGCATCCGTAGCTCCGGTGTTTCACGTGAAATTGGCGGAGCCACCGGCCGACAGGCTCGTCACTGGGCGGTCGGCGGCTCCGGTGTCAGGGCGGGGCTGGACGGACATCCGGGGGGTCCCCGCCCCAATCCGATCAGGAGGCCGGCGTGCTGTCGTACAGTCTCCAGTTAAACAGCGGGTTGGTCATGGTTACTTCACCCATCCAGCCGATGAACTGCGCGATCGCGTCCTTGTCGATCGGCATCTGCCCATCGCTCTCGAACAGCTTGTCGAAGTTGCGGCTCGGGTGGTAGCGCAGGCGGAAGGTGTCGGTGTTCAGGCCGAACGTGGTGTTGGCCGGCATGTTCGAACCGATGCCGCCGTCGAGCACGATCTCGGCCCGCTTGCCGCCGCCGATATATTCCAGAGCGGTGAAGCCGAGCTTGCCCAGCGACGTCTCGTTTTGCTGGCGCTGGATCGCGACCGTGGCCGCGTCATAGGCGGCGTAGTGTTCCGGGCTCATGATCAGCAGGTCGGCGTAGTTGCGGTTGCGGCTCTGCTTGGTCATCACCGCATTCAACAGGGGCCTGATCGTGGTGGCGTTGACCTGCGTGCCGATCGCGGCCGAGTAGGTGTGCGCGTCGTAGGTCTTGGTCTGCCAGATCGTCGCCGTGGCGCGATCGATGCCGCCATAGACCCCGGTGTTGGTCACGATCGGAACGGCGGTGGCGAGCCCGGTGATCTGCTTGCCGCCGTTGGCGGTGCCGTCGCCGTACAGCCCGGCGTCCATGGCATCTTCCAGCGCCCGCTCGGCCGCCTCCATGTAGGCGTCGAGCACGTCCTCAAGCTGGTTTTCGCCTTGGTTGTTGAGGATTTCCTGCATGCTCAGCACGATCGGAACGACCACCATCTTCGGATCGAAGAAGGCGTCGTTGAACAGATCGATCGCGGGGTTGAGCAGCTGGTCGTAGCCGGAATACCACTGCGCGACTTGCTTGCCGATCTGCAGCGTCTGGCGGATGCGTGGTCCGCTGTAGGTCTGCCAGAGGCCCTTGCGGCGCATGACCGCGAGCAGGGCGTTGTTGTTGGACACGAGGTCCTCGTAGCTCGATGAGCGGTCCTCGACCGCCATCGACAGGATTTGCTGGTAGGCAGCATTGGTGGTGACGTTGGGCATCAGAGTGCTCCCGAGGGTTCAAAGGATCAGAGCGAGCCGCTCGCGCGCTTGATGGCGCTGGCGATCGCCTCGCGGCGGCCGACGGGTCGTTGCGGGCGTCCGGTCCCATTGGTGGGTCCTGCGGGTGCGCCGCTGATCGACTTGCCGGTGGTACGGGTCTGAGCCGTCGGGGTGCGCGTCTGAGGCGCGTGGGTTGCCGGGCGGAGCCTGTCCGCTCTGGCGTAGGCTTGATCGAGCGTGAAGCCGAGCTTGATTTCCTGCTCGATCAGATCGCCCAGCTCGTCGAACCTTGGGTGCGCGTCGGCGTACCGATCAAGCGCGCTGCGGGTCTGGCTGAACGTGGCCTGATACTGCATCTGCTTGATGCCAGTTGCAAGCTGGCTGATTTCCCGGTGCAGCTGCCCGATCTGGGCGTGCTGCGCGGCTTGCATGTTCTTGGCCTGCACCAGCTGGTGCTGCTCGGGCGTCTGGTTGATGACGTGCCAGCAGATGTCGCGGAAGGTGATCGGGGTGCCGTCGTCGGCGCGCAGGTTCAGGTTCTGGGTGATGACGTCGAAGCCCGCCACCGGGTCCTGCCGCAGCCGCTGCTCCATGCTGGTGTAGCTGGTCAGCGCGCGCTCCAGCGACGTGCCCTGCTGAGCCGCCATCTGCTCGAACTGGCGGATGGTGTTCATGGTCCGGTGGTCGGCGCGATACTGACCGTAGGCACGCTGGAACTCGGTGTTGGCGCGGTGGATTTCACCGCGCACGCTCTCCGGGGTGGCTGCCCAGTCGGCTTTGGCGCGCTCATGCAGGCGCACCGGCGGCTCGCGATAGGGCGCGTTCTCGGGCAGCTGCGCGTGTTTTGTCTGGACCCCTGTTTGGTTTGCAGGGGGGTCTAGACTTTTTTCCCGCGACGCGAAGTGGCCGTGCTCGGCCCGCGCGCGCGGAGTTGTGTCCGGTTTGGTCCCCGAAGCAGGAGTTGCACCGGGCTGGTCGTCGGGGCGGCGCTTGAGGTCGATCGTCGGCTTCTCGCGGTCGATCGGCTCGGGCGGCTGGTTGTGGCCGATCTTCGGCTTGGCCGCCTCCGGCTTGGGCCGCGTGTCGACCTTGGCGAAGGCGCGCTGGATTGCCTCGCGCCGCGAGGTCGGCGGCGCCTCGGGCTTGGCCGGCGCCTGCGAGCCCACCGGCGCGGGCGCACTGACCGGGTTGGGATTGACCGGGACTTCGGTCTGGCTCGGCTGTGGGGCTGGCTGCGGCGGCGGGGCGGTGTCTGGAGCGACTGCGGTGTCTGACATGGCGACGTCCTGCGTGGCCGCGACGAGCGGCGGTTAGGACGAGCCTGTGGAATGCGTCGGCCGGACCCCCGTCCCGCCGTCAGGTCACCGGGCGCGGTGGCCTGCCTTGAACTTCTCCGCCGCCGTGCGCAGTGCCTTGCGGCGCGCGTCCTTGACGCCGCGCTGGTCGGTCGAGCGCAGCTTCGGCTTTGGCTTCTCGTTGCCGACCTCGATCAGCCCGAGCGATCGCCCGACCGCGCGGAACTGGCGCTTACTCTCGTAAAACTTTCCGTCCACCTGCTCGGTCGGCGGCATGGTGTCCGAGATCACGGACGGGCACGGCAGGCTCGAGCGCGCCACCGGGATGCTGCGTCGGTCCACGCGCCAACGGCCCGGCTCCACTTCGAT